CTACAGTTGCTGTAATTTTCGTCTCCGGCTCGTCTAAATACTCCTGCTCCATTTGAAAATAAGCAGCGTCGTACAAAACATCTTTGTCAGTTCTATCCAAGACATCTAGGCTCGCGCCCTCAAAGAGAAAGTCACGGATAGATTCATTGTCCTCATCCATGACGTAGCTGAGAATGTTTTCGTTTCTGTTGTAGCCTACGTTCAATGCGTTCCGCGCCCAATCCTCGTCTTCTATGATGTCGGTGATCCCAGCACGCTGGGGGTCGAATTCTTTTTTGACGCGCCCGATGACATCTAAGCTGCCTTCGCGAAAAACTGGCATCCCTTCGGTGATTTCGTTTACAAATTCAAAGTTGGTCGCGTCTGGGCCAGTATCCAACACTCCAACAACCTCATCAGGGTTGCGTATGTCTGCTAAAATGCCAAACCGCCCATCTCGCGCTTCTCGCAGAGGAAAATATGTCAGCTTTCTTCCATCATCTAACTCAACAACAAAATTTTGATTGGCCTCTTCAAAACTCAAAACTTCAGAGTCGAAACCGATGTTACTTGGCGCTGAGCCTTTGTACTCAGTAGCGGTAAACTCAATCCGGTTTTCATCAATAACCTTGAGGATCTCGTCTTGGGTGACTCGATCTTGTTGAAAAAGGTCGTCTAATCCTAATTCTTGTAACTCTTTTTTACTGACGCCCTTTTTCTGAAACATTCGGCGAGCATCATCGCCGCGCATCTTCTTTTGAGGCGCGTTTAGGGCGATTTCTTCTGCTTGGCTGTAAAAACCAAACTTGTCTGTCTTCGCTGGCTTTAGTAAACGTTTATAAAAACCCATGACGACTGCCGCTCCACTACTGCATCAACGAGCCGATGCCTAGATTCATTTGAGATTTGCGAATCTCGCCTCCGCTGGCTTTCAATAATTCTGGCGATTCAAGGTCTTCAAACTCAGCGTTTACCGAGCGCACATTTTTGGGGTCGAATACAACAAGCTCCTCCTGCACCGTGAACCCAGCGAAGCCGTCGTCTGCCATTTTTTGTTGAGCTAGACGCTTGATAGCTTTTGAACCTAATGGCTCTGATGCCCTGTGTTTTACAGCTTCAATGGCTTTCCCAAAATCTTCCACCGTCCCTATTCTTCCTCGCACAAAAACCGGCAAAACGCGAGCACCACGGGCAAACTTTGGGTCTTTCAGTGACTTTTCATTAATGTATCTTTCACTGTATTGAGCGTTGGGACTCAAATAGATTCCTGGGCCGAGCTTTCCACTCTCACTAGGTATAATTTTTGTAAATTCTAAATCAGGAACGTCATCTTCAAACTTCTCGGTGGCATGGTAGTACACCGTATCAGTGTCAAAACCAGCCTCTTTTGCACGCTGCAACCGCTGTAAAGCCCTCGGCGCCTTCAAAACACCACCAATAAGCGGCCCCACGGCTGGAATTACACTCGCTGCATCACCCAAACCGCCCAACACCTGCATAATGCCGCTGAAATACTCACCCTCAGCCAAGTTCTCGGCCAAACTCGGTGATCGCGGTCCCGCAAGCATTTCTTCCGTCGTCATCTGGCCAGTAGGGAACTGCGGAAACTCACCGGCTATATCTACACTCGCGGCTCCCGGCGCTAAACTCGCGGTCAAATTCGCAATCTGAGCAGGCGTAAGCTCTGGCAGCCGACGCTCCACCGGATTCATCATCTCACCGACAGAACCGCCAAGGCTGTAGCCAAAGATGTCTATATCACGGGTGTTCATCTACTGCATCAACGAGCCGATGCCAGAGGAAAAACGACGACCTTTGACCAAACCTTTCGACGTTGGTGTTTTACCAATTCGTCCCTCCAGCAGAGCTAAAGCCTCTTTGTCCGTTACGGCACCAATCCGCCTTTCATTCGCCGTTTGGCGTATAAGATCGATCATGTCCGACCGTATGCGAGCATCACTCAGCTCTGGTGGCGTGGATTGGTCACGGGGTGAGAGATAACGGCGAAACTCGCCAAGGCGTGGGTCTTGCACAATCTCGTAGTACTGATTGCGGTCAGGGTCGAACATGAAGCCCATTTCCTCATACACCGGGTCACGGAAAGGGTTGTTGAAAATATCTATCTCACGCGATGTCACGAGTGGCCCTCATAAAATCAAAGTCTCGGCGGAGCATATCAAGCCAAGTTTCAAATGTAATTACCGCTATCGAGGAATTATTTACCGGCAACCGCTTATTTATGGCGTGTAGGGGGAGAGTCACGCGAATAGGTTTGTTGTTGAATTTCCAAATCAATATGGGTGTCTTATCACCACACGCCTCACACACCTGGTCCCACCAAGCGGAAAGGTGCCACCAGCCAGACTTATACGCCTTGCACTCAATCGCGAAGCCAGGCAGCTCGATGTCACACAAATCTTTGGCCTGGTACTGATCCAGGTTGCGCTTTACGGACAAGTCAATGCCCTCGTCTACAAAAAACGTGTTGAGGCGTTTGCAAATGTCGCGCTCGAATGCCGCGCCTTTGTTCCGAGAATCAGCCATTCGCGGATACTAGCGGAATGTGGTAAAAATGCCAGCGAGCGGTGATCACTCGCACACCGACTCAACAGGAATCCCTAGTGCCGCCCCACAATCGGTCACTCCCCCGCCGATGGTGCTGGGGATTCCACCTTTCCGTTGAGATTTTTTGCGCACTGAATGTATCAAACTCAGCTATAGCTATGCGCGACCGCGCGGTTCGCACACAGGGGGGTATGGGGGTCAGCCATACGCGCGATTTCAGGCCCGTTTTCTGGACCCATAGAGACCCATTGATCACGCGGCTGCGGCTGTCAGAGGCGCTGTGCGTGCGCCTGACGCGCTGTTTGCGTGTCGCGCAGGACATCAGCGGCAGGGCGGTTACTCCCGTGAGCACGGGGCGACCTTGTCGCGTGTGCGCAGAGTTGCAAGCATTTGCAAAAAACTGCAATCAAATCAAATGTTTAGATCATTTTCGCCAAATTTTGGCTTTTTTGACGATTTTGCGGGGGCGGAAAGGGAGAGGGTCTTTTTGAGGTTTAGCTCACCCCTTTCTCTCGGCCCCCCTGTCACCGATCCTTCGGATCGAGCGAGTCTTGCACGCCTAGCAGTTGATTCAGCCTGGACTTGATGTCGTCCTTGGTCATCTGATCGATGTTCGCGTTGATGTTGAGGTTCTGGCTGCGGTGTATCGTCAGCCCAGCGAGTTGGTTCAATTCTTTGATTGCGCTTACCGCTGCGTTGTACGCGCCGTTCTCAAAGCTTGTTTCCGCGATCTTCCACAACATAGAGCCGGTCTTTTCAGGCGTGATGGCATACTTTTCTCGCATCTCGTCCTGGGCGATCCTCACCGCTCGCGTGACATTTGGGAAGTCTTTCCCGTTGAGCATCTTGCTCGCGGCAGCGGCGGGGAAACTGAACCCGGCCTTTCTCGCTGCTTCGGTCTGTCCGCACGCGCCTTCGGTGTAGAAGAACACGAAGGCGCTCTGCATCTCCGTGATGCCGTACTCTTCGTTGGCCTCGAACTGGCTGGGTACTTCAGTCAGTTGAGGTCTATTCTTTCGGGGTCGTCCGCGTTTTGCGGTTGTGATTGCTTTCTCAGCCATCCACTTGCCTTTAGTTGTTGAAACATTGTTATGGCTTCTTGATCGTTGAGTTTACGCTGTCCCCACGCTTCTCGCTCGCAATCATTTGCACACCGCCAATGGGTAAAGTGGATATTGTCTTTTTTTATTTGGTCATACTCAATCATCTTCGCCTCCGTTATGGGGGGGGGTAGGGTGCCTTTTTTCGCCCTTATACTATGGGGAGAAGAAATACAGCCTTATTAGGCCGTATACAAGGGCTTATTACCTAATAAATATATATATAATAATTATTAGAATTACTATACCCCACCCCCCCCATCGCGCAGAGCTAGGTGCGATAAGGGTTTGCGAGTTTGAGGTTTGGGGTATAGGGGGTACAGTGATACACCCCCATCAAAAGTCACTGGTGTACGGGGGTGAGGTGGGGGTATCTACGGGGGAGTACTCGACGTCGTAAATCTTCTTACCGTGAGACTTGCGCGGCTTGATTCCACGCTCTTGGAGTATGCGGCTCGCCTCTTTGTAATCCGCCATTCGCGGTGCGCGTATCCCTAAATCACCGAGCAGTTTTGCCATTTGTACCGGCTTGGTGTTCAACCCGTCGAAGTTGACTTGCTGCAACAGCAGGTCTTCGACCGCGCTTTGTGTTCTCGATATCTCATTGCTGGCTTGCAGTCGCTCACGTTCCTCGCTCGTTAAGAACCAATTTTGTTTGCCTTGGTACACCTCGTGGAGCACCTCAGCCCAGACTTGCTGCATGTCGAGACCGTGCTGAAAATTGATGTTGTTGACGTGGACAACCCAGAACCGTCGATTGCCGGTCGGGTCTACTAGGAACTCACGCTCATTCACCGATCCGTAGAACGCTGTGCGTCGTTGGTATCTGCTGAAGGTGCGGCCATACGGTAGGCGCAGCTCGTCCTTGCTCTTGGTCAAAAACGCCTTAAGTTGGTCAATATCCGCCTTTTTGAACGTACTGCCCAGTTCCCCAAGCTCGACGATCCAATGACTGACTGCGTGCTTCACACTGTCCTTGTCGCTGGGGTTCAGTGTTGCGCCTTCTAGCAGCCAGTCTCTGTTGGGTGCCAATGACTTCATCCACTGCGTTTTACCCAGAGCTTGCTTGCCCACGAAGATCAACACGCCCTCTAGGTTCGCACCTTCAGGTAGGCAGGCGACCGCTGCACAACCCGCGAGCCACTTCCGCATCAGCATCTCTTTGAGTTCGTTGTCCTCAGCGTCCACCGTATCGAGCAGCGCCTGTATGCGCGGTGTGCCGTCCCACACAAAAGCTTCTATCCAATCTTTGACTGGGTTGTGCTCACGCGCTAGGAGCGGCAGATTCACGCGCATTCGGTCGTGGGGGAGCATCTCTTTTATGCAACGGTTCTCAATCTCAGCGAGCATGGCGTCTTCTTGCAGGTCGTTGATGAACGACATGCCTGGGATATCAATCTCCATCTCTTTTTTGATGACGTTGTAGCTCACGTTGATCTCGTTCTTTTGGAGCACAACTGCATAATTTTCTTTCGTCTGCATGACCCGGCCTGAACTGTTACGGGTATAGTCAACGGCTATCGCTTGGTCGCGGAAATCTTTGTCGACGACCTCGCCCTTAAGTGCTACATCGTTGAAGTCTTCGCCCGTGTCGCCGGGTATGATTACCTCAGCGTTGCCACCGCGCAGTTTCACTTCATTCGCGCCTTTCTCTGCCGCCTTCTGCCCTGTTTCGTTCTCATCGTTGTCTGCGATAAAGACGTGGGTCGCGTCGGGATACCACTCCGCGAACAGCTTTGGCACGTCGATCATGCCGTTGGCATCCCCTGTGATGATCACTGGCTCTTCTCGGTTGTGGTGCTCGAACCAGCTTGCGCCTGTGGCGTAGCCTTCGACGTAATTGATCCGAGTCGAGTCTTTCAGCAATTCCGCGCCGATCAGCGCGTAGGTGCCTTTGCGTTTCGCGCCTTTGTGCCACCACTTCTGTTCGCCCGGTTGTGCGGGGATATAGGACAGTGTGACGATCTGTTTGGTTTCATCGCGGTAGGGCAGGATTAAGTAGCCCTCAAAGTCTGGGCCTGTGGATAACTTTAGCCCGTGGTTCGGCACTTGTTTGCGTTGCAAGTACGGATGGTCGTCTACCTCTGCGGCGTGCTTCCAGATCTTGCGGCACTCTTTCGCTTTTTCTTTGTGCTGCTCAGCCAGTTTCTCCATGTACTCTGCACGCGCCTGCTCGATGAGTTCGCGCTCTCGCAGCCGTTCTTCCTCAGTGAGTTCGTCTCGACCGTCTGGGGACCAGCGTGCTATCGGTGCGTCGCCCTCTCGCCAATCGAAGCATAAGCCCAAGGGGCTTTCTTGATGCAAGAACAATAGATACCAACCCTTGTCTTTGCGTTGTCGGCCATTGTAGGCGCTCCAGGCTTTGCCTCTGCCGTGCTCGACCAACCCTTCTTTGGGGTCGAACTCCATATTGTGGTCTTCAAGAAATTGGATAAAACTTTCGCGTAGGTTGCCCGACAACGGTCGAGACAAATCTTTGCTCGCACCGCTTGTCACATTTTTTAAGCTCATCAACTTTTCCCGCTTGCGAAATTACAAAGGTTTGCAATATACTCCAAACCGTTATAAACGAGCAATAGGAAAAAGGCGATGGCAATCTTAGCAAGCGATTCTGGTGGCAGCGATTACGAATACGTCCCTGTGCCGGAGGGTATGCACGATGCAATTTGTTATAAACTTGTGGATGCAGGCACAAACTGGAACGAGTACCAAGGCGAAAAGACTAAACAGCACTCAGTCTTTATCTGGTGGGAGCTACCAAAGACGCGCACGGATGACGACCGCCCAATGTCGGTGTTCAAAGAGTATCGACTGAGTTTGCATGAACAAGCGGCTCTGCGGAGGGATCTGCAAGCTTGGCGAAACAAAATCTTTGAGCCAAAAGAACTTGAAGGTTTTGACCTGACGGCGATTATCGGCGTCTCTTGCAAAATCAGCGTGGGCCGCACCTCTGGCGGCAAGGAAAAGGTGACGGGCGTGTTCTGTGCGGACGGTGGACCTAAAAAGGTTCCAACCGAAAACGAGCAGGCCATTTTCGACCTTGAGGACTACATTTGTGAGTTCACCGGCAAATCAAGCGAGCTTAGTAAGAAGGCGTGTGACATCTTTGAAGAGCTGCCTTTCTTCGTGAAATGGAAAATCGCTGGGTGTGACGAGCCGAATAAAGAGCAAGTAGAGCCTTGCTTTGAGATGCAAGCGGCTTTGAGTAAATCCGCATCAAAACCCAAAGCGGCAGCACCTGCAGCTCTAGAGGTTGAAGATGACTTTGAAGACGACGTGCCGTTCTAATGGCTAAGCGAGGCAGGCCACGCAAGAACCCAGACATGGTGAACAGCCCGGCGCACTATGCGTCGGGTGAGATTGAGTGCATCGATGCCATGATCAGCGCGTTTGGCAGGAAGCGGGTTGAGGAGTACGCTGAGATTGCAGCGTTTAAGTACATTTGGAGACAAGGGAAAAAAGGTGATGCTGATGAGGATAAGAACAAGGCTATTTGGTACCTCCGGTTCTCGCGAGGCGATGATCCTCGAAAGGATCAATAGGGATGAAGGGATTGCTTGGCTAAGCATCCCACGGTTCACAAGCTGGGCGATGATTGCAGTCTTCGTGTTTGGCTTCCTTGCTGGAGTTATCGCAAGCTTGTGATTAGTCAGGGTCTTCATCACGCCCTCCAGCGCGTTCCCGTCCGCGTGACTAACAGGCGGGACTTTTTTCGCAACAGGAGAAGTTATGGAATTCAAGCCCGGTATCTATGAAGACCTGGACTATCCAACCTATGCCAGCATACCTGCATGGCGCTCACACGACCTGACCACGCTGATCAAGTGTCCATATACATGGAAGCACCAGCGTGAGATGAAAGAGTCGCCTGCGTTGTTAGAGGGTCGCGTGCAGCACACGGTATTTTTGGAACACCACAAGTTTTTTGACGAGTTCGCTATCGAGCCGCCAGTAGACCGGCGAACCAAGGCTGGGAAAGCAGAATATGCGGAATGGCTGGAAGACCTGGGCGACCGCACGCCCTGCAAGCAAGATTTGTATGACTTATGTATGGAACGCCGTGCTGTTGTGTCCGATTACATCCCCACCGATGATCACCGGGTTGAGTTGACGTTGGTGTTCAATTGGTGCGGTCAGCCGTGTAAAGCGAAGCTCGATTGGTATACCGGCACCGACGTGTGGGATCTCAAGACGTGTCGAGACGCTTCACCGCGTGGTTTCAGGGCTGCAATAAACACGTTCAAGTATTATCAGCAGGCTGCTTTTTACTTGGCCGCGTGCGAGTTTGTGGGTCTGCCAGCAGAGAAGTTTTACTTCTTGGCGCAGGAAAAGATGCACCCGTATCCATTTGGCGTGTACACGCTGAGCGACGAAGCCATTCAGTACGGTCATGCTAGGAATGAGCAGGCGCTTGCGTTGGGTATGGATGCCCAAGCCCGTGATGACCTGAAGCCGTATGGCCTCAAAGAACCTGTGGAGTTCACCGTCGAAGAACTTTATTGAGCAGACAAATTATGGGAAAAAAACCAGACTTTGACGCGCATTTTAACGGCGACGATTATCAGCCCGGCAGGGACAAAAAAAGATTGCGCGGTCAAATACTGCGCGTGTATACGGTGATCAAAGACGGTCGCTGGCATACTTTGAGATCGATTGCTGATTCTACGGGTGACCCAGAGGCGTCGGTCTCTGCTCAACTGCGCCATTTGCGAAAGCCACGATTTGGTTGTTACGATATACAAAAGCGCCACGTTAAAAATGGCCTTTACGAATACCGACTTTTGAAAAAAAATTAGACGTATATAGACCATTTGACGCTCCTACGATCCATACATAGACCATAAGTTTGCAAACGAACGACGGTTCTATACATTAGTCGAAGTGAAATTGGTGTGAACGGACATGACGACGACGAAAGTCTGCAAAGTCTGCGAGCAAGAGCTGCCTGAGACACGGTTCAGCGTCAACCAAGGCTACCGCTCCAACACCTGCAAGTCCTGCCGGACGGATCAAAACAACGCCATTAGGAACAAAAGCCACAGGGACTATCTGCGCCAAGCGCTCACTGGGTTGCGCTCCAGCAGGGCCAAGCAGGGTTTTGAGTTCACGCTCACGCTAGACGAACTCCTCGATATCTACGCCGCCCAGGAGGGTGTCTGCGCCCTATCTGGGGTGCTGATGACTAGGCACCGCGACGGCAGCGGGGAGCGTCCGACCAACTGCTCAATCGACCGAATCAACCCGACCAGGGGCTATACAAAGCGCAACATCCAACTGGTATGTTGGCAAGTAAACAAGATGAAACACGGCCTAATGGAGCCTGAGTTCTGGTGGTGGGTGGAAAATATCTGTCGTAACAATTCGGCTGACGTGTAGTGAGGCGACCACAAGGAGCTAACAAAAATTAGGGGGATTGTATGACAAAAATTAAGATAGAAGCGGAGCTTGCACCTGGGCAGACGCTGACTGCCACGCTGCAGCTTGAGGACGATTGGCTGCTCTTAGAAGACGACGAACCGCCAGCGGAGGAATCAGCCCAGCCGCCAAAGCCCGTCAAACTGGCCGTGCGATCCGGTGACCGGAATGGATGAATCGGAGCGTGCTGAAGAGGATCGATTAGCTGAGGATCTTAAGCTGCACGCTGCGCGAATGGCCTGGCGTAAACGACGCCAACCTGTGCCGTCTGGTCGATACTCTTGGGCGGTATGGTGGGAGAAAAAGTTTGGGGAAGGGGAAACGCTCAAAGAATTCGCTGATCGGATGAAAGGACAGAAAAACCAAAAGGGTTGACTCTTGGCTTTCTGTCTAAGCAGTCGGGGCCGCTTACGCGGCCTCCCCATTGTTTACGAACTCCCACTGGACCTTGGCATTCTCAGCCAGCTTCCTTGCGGCTATGTCTTTGAGGTAAACACTCACCCAATAAGCGTCTGTCTCAAACCAGTTATCGACCTCGCAAGATTGATACTCCCAGCACTTGATCATGTTGTAGATATCGTCGGCTCCAAGCTGGCAGCATCCGACGCCACTAAGCAAGCTTTGACTGAAACCGTCTGTGCTGTACTTCAGGTTTGACAAGCACTGTTCGATGAACCCATCGAAGTTGCTCGGATTTTCGTCGTACCTGGCGACCAGGCTGTCGATGTTTGCCTGAGCAAGCAATGCGACCAATTTCTTAGGATCGGTGTCGATTGAAGTTTGGGTCGCACAGTTGTAGGCGTGATCGAACTTGTTGTTTTGAGCAAACTTCACGATCTCAGCTATATGGTTCGCGTTCACTAGATATGCACTCATCATCTTTTCCTTAGTTGGTTTTCCAAGACGCCTCTCGGCGTTTCGGCTGGTGACCATCCAGCCTCGTCAGTTAGACACGCCATTTTGGGTCAACGAAAATAGTCACGCCTTTGCATTCATCGTCGTAGTTGTCCAACGCGCAAATAATGTTGCCAGCCCTAACGTAATTTTTGCAGAGAGCGTCAGGATCGTCTTTTGGCGGCACCTTCACGGTGATTCGGTCCTTTATAAGAGTCAAAAAGATCTGAATATCTGCATCAGTGAAGCTGTTGGCTAAAGCTCGAAGCTCTGCCGGGGTCATCGCGTCTGTGTCTTTCGTCTCTGTGCCTAGATCTATCAACATCATCTTCTCCGTTTGTGTCGAGCCTCATTGCCCGACACAGATATAATGCCAAAAAGTGACCCCTGTGTCTACAACTAGTTGCAACTTTTTATAACTTTTTTACTGAGACCAAAGCTCCATGTTCTCAATGATCCTTTGCTGATCGTATAGCCAGAACACCAGCAGGTAGCGGTCTCCAGACTCCACAGGCAGTCCTCGATGCAGGTTGGTGAAACTGGGAAAGATCAGCGCGTGGCCAGTGGGTAGCGGGTTCAGCACGCCGTAGGTGTGGAACTCAGTGCCTCCGCCTTTGTAATCGTTGGTGTTGAGCGGCACAA